CTGTTGAGATGTCGAATACCGTATCTGTTGCTGTTATTCCTCCAGATGTTGCGGAGGTTGCTGTAACATTGCTTCCAGTCCAGCTGTCTAATTTGCCACCAAACACTTGAGTCTGGATAGTTTCTGTTACAGTTTGAGTTGTTGTTGTCGTACTGTTCATCGATCCTTGGGTGAACTGAGGCGTAACAGTATTTGCTCTTGCTACTGAGGGTGACAACAGAGCTAAGAGTATTAACCATTTCTTCATGCTTTTGATGTAGGTTCTGATTTCTTTGCCATTGGGCATTCAAGTGTTTTACTATTATTACTCTTACCTGTAGTTAAACCAAATGTGGCTAAAGCTCCAGTAAAGACCGAAGCCACGAACGTGATGTCGGAGTTTCCAGACTTCTTAACCATTGGTATATCAACGTAGTTCATAGTAATAATAAAGCCTGACCACACCACTACGCCAAGTCTAACAAAAGTACCTAAGATTTCTATTTGATGTTCCTTATCTTCAGCAACATCCTTTAGTTTACCTATTAGTCCTTTTCTTTTTTCTTCTGGTGGTTTTCCTTCCATTTGTTAATTTTACCTTGAATGAATTTTTGTAGTTTCTTCTTTATTTGATCGAAGAATGGTGTAGCTAGGGTGGTGGTTGCTACTGCTGCCACAGCTGCATAAGTTGCAGTTGCTACGACTTCAGCCGTGGGCAGAGGTAACTGTATATCTAATACAGGTATATCTAATTTAGGTGGTGGTTTAGTCTCTGTTTCTGTTTTTATTTCTTCCGTACCTTCTGGACGTTCAAGATCGCTAGGTGGAACGAATATCATTTTATATGATGGAACGTCAGCTGTAGGTAAAGGGATGGATATTGTCTCTATATGTATTACGCTGGGGATTTCGATTCTTGGAAGGTTTTCCATGATTTCTTCACCGCATCTGTCCAAACAGCATCACATACAGCTTTAACCTCTGCTGGTTCTTTGCTGACGTCTTGATCTGAATTTAATACATATCTTTCATAAGATCTTGTAAGCTCTGCACCATCTTTTTTGATAACGTGTGCTTTTCTTACTTGCACCGCTTTATATTCACCGACAATCTCTATTTTGTCGTATTCTGTTGTTTCTGTTAATGCCATAATTTTTGTATTTTTTGATTATGCTGTTCGATACCAGCCAGATCCATAAACATATAGACTACTTGTATTATTGTTAAATGCGTTCCAAGCATTACCAGTATGATAAAACTCTAATAGAGAGTTACCATCACTAGTATATCCATCCTGATTTTGATGGTTGTTGAAAGCAGAAGTATAACCAATACCAATACCTCCTCCTGTCCCAGAAATAGTAAAAGGCAAACCCCCGAAAACGCAGTAATTAGAATCTGAAACCTCAAAACCTGACCAATTTAATACAATGTTAACTACTCTTCCTATCTTTACATAATAAGAAGCATTAGTGCCAGCAGTAGTCATAGTTGCATCGTGCCAACCACCAGAATGGTACTTCATAATCTTTGGAGTCCAAGTCCCTTCTTCATAGTCGTCCAACTTATGACTAGCAGAAAGAGTTAGACTATTACCAAGACAAATTCCATCATTAAATGAAACTTCTCCACTATCATGTAGTCTTACCTTCTCTACTGCATCATCTGTATCAGTAGTTGTGTCATGTGTAAAGAATGATAGACCAACTCTGTGTTGACTTGCTGAAGCTTGTCTAGCTGCTATTGCAGCAGAACCAGCACCTCCACAAGCAAAAGAAATTCCACCACCGTACTCTCCAGCATTTCCATGAGCACCATCAAGGTGAATACCAGTTGTTGATTGACCAGAACTTGTTACAACATAATGACTTGTATCTATATCAAGTTTTCTAGCTGGAGTTTTTCCTATACCTACGTTTCCAGACGCATCAATACGCATACGTTCTGAGCCATCTACTTTAAAGTCAATAGTACTGTTAGAACCTTGGTCAGCATCATCAGCAGCTATAACAATACGATCATCATCTCCAGATAAACCAATATAATTTGTTCTTACGGAAGTTGTATTTTGTAAAAGTAATCTAGCTGCTGCATTTGAACCTCCTTTAATTGTTGTAGTTCCTAATGCGTTAGAAGTTCCTGTGCTTACAACATTTTGACTACCAAAATCAGGATCAATCTTTGAACCTGCTATTGCTGCACTTGCGTCTACAGAAGCGTTAACTACTGCGTTGCTTGCTAGTTTAGCTGCGGTAACTGCATCATCAGCTATTGCTGCCGTATCAACTGCGTTGTCTGCTAACTCGCTAGACCCCACAGCATTGGCTGGAATCTTACCAGCCGTCACCGCATCGTCTTTTACGCCTGCGGTGCTTATTTGTGTTAATGCCATATGTTAAGGTTTAGGATATTTTTTCTTGACAGGATCGACCACATCTGTCTTCCATTTGTCAATTCCGTTGTGGTAAATGTAATCGAGTTGTGTACCCCAATCTGGATACTCTGCTGTTCGATCATCTTTGTATTTTACTTTTGCGTATTCAGCGTCTAAAGTAACTCTAGCTGCATCTACTTTGGCTTGATCTATAGTAAGTTTCTTACCATCTTTATCATGTACTCCCGCTCCGTCATCAAAAGTAACGGCGGTAGGATATGCTTTTTTTATAGCTTTGTAATCTAAACTCATGATGAAACCTCCATTGCTGTTATAGTGCTACATCCACGAAAGAAATCTCCGCCTGTATTAGTACTTTCGGGTCTATTAATATATAGATCAGTACTATCACTTTCTCCTCTTATTTGTATTTTATAAGTAACAGCACTAGAGGTAGCAGGGTTATCTAAACAAACAGCAGCATAGTGATGGTTTTCTGCATTTGTTTGAGGGTTTCCTTGAAAGGAATTAGCTCTTTGGTTGTCACTATTAGCATCACCAATATGTACAGCAGTAAGATCGCTACCTCCTTTATCCCGTAGTATTCTAAAACCATGTCTTTGAGCTTGATCAGCTGCAAAGTTAAAAGAAGGAATAACTAATACATTATTTGAACTATCTTTTGGTGTAATGGTTACTGTTAAACCAGTAATAGCAGTCCAACTACCACCACTTCCACTGACAACAAAAGTGTCAGTTTTAACTGTTTGTACCATTTGTATTATTCCTCCGTTTCCAGTATCGCCAGCAGCTGGAAATATAGTATTTGTAAATAGACCCATTATGATACCTCCGTTAGATTAAACTTATACTTCTTACCAGAACGGTTATTTTTTAAGAACAAGTCTGATTCTCCTTCCTGTATTGTCCAGTCACCCCATGTACCATCTACATCGTTAGATGAACCTTCGTTAGATAAGTGAAGGTCATTGGTGTAGATGTTTCTTACTCTGTAAGATGATGTACCTAAGTCATAAGTGTTATTAGCTTCGGGTAATAAATGACCAGAAGAATTTAATGACCATCTACCAGTATTATTTGATTGGAAAATTAAGTGTGCACTATGGGTAGTTCCTACATATAAATTACCTGTGTTATTTGCTTCTAGGTAACTGTGCGTTCCATCATGAAATATTTCTATATCATCAGAAGCACCAAATCTTGCTTTTTGGTTATCTTGATAATCAGTATGACCATTCATTAGAACACCATCAGTAGTAGTCTCAAACTTCTTACTGCCGTTGTAATATAAATCTACTGATCCATCTTGATCAGCTTGTATCATTACATCACCAGCCGCATCGTCTATAATAACTTGACTACCTCTTATTTTTAGACCACCTGTACCTGCATCTGTAATATGTGAATGAGATCCTGAGTGATAAATTTCTAAATCATTACCTGTACCAAACTTAGCTTTAGCACTATCTGCAAAAGATAAGTCAGCATCTAATTGTTCTATATGTTCAGCACCTACTGCGTCATCCGCAATCTTTGCTCCTGTAATAGCGTCTCCTGCTATTTTAGCTGTCGTAACATTAGCATCAACAATACTTGCTGTAACAACTGCATCACTTGCTAGTTTAGCTGCGGTTACTGCATCATCTGCAATCTTAGCTTGAGTTACGTTAGCATCAGCTATCTTAGCTGTAGTTACAGCACCACTTGCAATCTTAGCTGCACTAACTGTACCGTCTCCCGGTGTAGGAATACTTACAGCAGATCCTATCTGTACTATAAATACAGAGTCTCCACTAGCTAAGTTAGCACCAAAGATAATAGTATTAGCATCAACTAAAGCAAAACCTTCAGCTGGTGCTGAGGTTCCTGTGTTAGCTTTCTGGATTACACCGTTAACACTAACTACTAATTGAGCTGCACTTGTTACACTAGCTGCTGAACCTGAGTTACTGCCTTCACGTAAGTCATATGTAGCTATACTACCATTTAAAGTAGGTGCTCCGGTTCCACCAGCTGGGCATAAAAATAGATATTTAAAGTCACCCGTAGATGTTACTTCACCCCAAGATGATCCATCATAGACTTTCATCTTAGAAGCATTAGTATCAAATACTAAATCTCCAGTATCATTACTTGATCCGGGTTCTCCAGCATTTACACGATAACGAGCATTAAAATCGTTAATATCATCAGAAAGTTGTTTAACATCAGTCTCAGCTGCTAATATTTTATGGTAGTTATATGTATTACTAGATCCAGTAGATGAAACCATTAGACCTACACCTGAGGCTAAAGTTTCACTATATAGACTAGATGGGAAATTATTAATTGTTACGTTGTCTGATCCGTTACCTGCCGTCCTTGCAGTAGTAGATACACCACTACCATTAACAACAATACCAGCTGCATCTGAAATACTAATTACAACTCCAGCACCGGGTTGAGATGTTGGGAAGTTATCTTCATCTGCTATGACTTCTAATCCACCAATAGGTGCAATCTGTGCTGCAACATAGTCTACCACAGCTCCAGATGTTGGTAACTGTGTATCACTATTAGAGATAGATGTTTGTTTTAAATCACTAGCTAGTTTTGCAAGTGTTATATTAGAATCTGCTACCTTTGCTGTAGTTACGTTAGCATCTGTAATCTTAGCTGTGGTAACAGCGTTAGAACCTAAAGCTGTAGTATCTACGGATGCAGCTGCATAGTGTTCTGAATCTAAAGAATCAGCTGCTATATGCTCTGAGTCAACAGCGTCGTCTGCTATTTTAGCTCCAGTGATAGCGTCTGCTGCTATTTCGCTTGTTGCTATAGTTCCACTTGAAGCAGATGTTATTCTACCTTGATCATCTACAGTTAGATCTGTTGCTGTATAAGAACCAGCAGTAACTGCAGTATGTGCCAAAGCATCAGCATCTACAGAGTTAGGAGCGTAATGTTCAGAATCAATAGAATCCGCTGCTAGATGTTCAGAATCTACAGCATCATCAGCTATCTTAGCACCTGTTACTGCATCAGCACCAAGAGCTGTAGTATCTACAGAACCTGCTGCATAATGTTCAGCATCAATAGAGTCAGCTGCTAAATGCTCAGAATCTACGGCGTCATCGGCTATCTTAGCTCCAGTAATTGCATCTGCTGCTATTTTAGCTGTAGTTACATTTAAGTCTGTAATCTTAACAGTAGTTACTGCATCAGATGCTAAATCCGCAGCGACAATAGTACCATCAACTATCTTAGATGAGTTAACAGAATTAGCAGATAAATGTGCAAGATCAACAGAACCATCTACAATATGTTCTGAATCAATAGAATCATCTGCTATTTTAGCACCAGTTACAGCATCAGATGCTATCTTTGCTGTTGTGACTGCAGAAGATCCTAACTTAGCTGCTGTTACTTGACTATCGGCAATATGACTTGTATCTATACTTCCATCTACTAATTCAGAAGAATCAACAGAATTAGCTGCTAACATTGTAGCTGTAACTGTAGCTGTGTCTCCTGTTGTTACTACTGTACCTGTAACGTTAGGTAAGGTAATAGTCCTATCAGCTGTAGGATCAGTAACGGTAAGAGTAGTTTCATAAGCGTCATCTGTTGCACCTTCAAATATAATCTTAGTATCCTCACCCATGGTAAGGTCACCAGTCATGGTACCACCATCTCT